GTTAGTACCAACATACAAACTTTCTTGTGTGTATAGTTTACTTTGTACATCAACTCTTTTTAGAATTGGAGGACCGTACTCGCGTAGTGCACCACCAGTTGAGTGGTTCATTAGAACACGCATTCTGATATACTTAACACCTGAGCCATCTGAACCGTCATAAGGTGTGTGGCTTGTAGGTATTGTATGGTAAGCAGAGAATTTCTGCCAGCTTGTAGATGTAGTTATCGTACCACCAGCTACAAAATATGCACAACCCGTGTTGGAGGCAATAGGTTTCTTATCTTTGTCGTATTGTTCAACACCATAATAAGTTCTACCACCTGAACCGCTAATAACTCGTGTCCAAAATTCACCGTAAATTTCTTCGCCTGGTTCTACCAAAATCATATCTGAATAGAACACACGATATTGGTTTGTACGAACTGCGTAACTAGAAGAGAACGGTCCGTCACCATTCTTAACATATTCTGATGTTAGAATATTATTAGATTCGTTACCTTGAAGCGGCGCAGTATTACGTTTTTCCCAATATGCTGTACCATCAAATAATAACGTATCAGCAAGGCCAGAACCATATTGTGGGTTCAAGGAGATATTCTCTCCACCTGCACTTAACGCAAAGTTACCAGCAGAAACTTCATTTTGGAAGTAAGCATTACCGCTATCTAAATCAATCGCAGCTCTAACAGTACCAGCACCAACAAAGGAGATCATATTGTCGCCAAACTGTGCATGACGATAAGCTGATGTTGTATTAGTAGCCCAAGCAATACCCCAGTTACTAGCAGTATTCCAAATCCATTGGTTTTCATCTTGTGCTGTTAAGAACTTATTATCTACTCCATTATTAGCAGCAAAGCCTTCTCTGAAGATTTCTCCACCGATCTTAAGTGACTCAGCACCGTTTACAGAATCAAGATCTAAGAAACGAGTTGTACCTGATGGTGGGTAGTAAATTGGAGATCGAAAGCTATTATTTGCAGCAGCATAGCCATTTTCTGCACTAAGTTGTGCAACACCGTTAGCAAAGATTTCAGTACGGTTATTATCGGTTGATTTTAATGACCATTCATTGCGAGTGTCGTTATAGAGACCAGATGTTGTTGCTCCGTCTGAGATAAATCCCCAGTCATCTCTAATTATATAGCCAGCAAATCCGCCTTTAGCACCGTCAACTTTGATAGAACCATAATCGCCAGATGGAGAATCAATAGTATAAGTAGATCCATCGAGTTGTAATTGGTTTGCTCTTACAACATTCATTACTGAAGTAGAAGCTGGATTTGTATAATAAGCAGTGTTATTTGAATCATAGAAGATAGGAGCTCTGAAAGATCCTCTTGCTTCGACATAACCGGCGTCGCGCGGACCTCTCATTGCCCAAAGACCATTTACACTGTCATCGTGACCAATTAATGCCCAAGTGCCGTTGCTTGTACCATTTAGAGTAACGGGTTGACCAGTTACACTATTGATTGAAGCTGAACCACCTTGGTATGCAAGAGACATACCGTATCTGTCCATTGAAGCAGTAGATGAGTTATGTTCTGCAAAGAAGATACGTCCTGAACCTTCACCTGAAGCATCCGTGTTACCTTCGATCGATATAAAACGACCCTTTGTATTCGCACCGCCACCCGCAACACCGAATGAAACATTGTTCATTACTGATATTGTAGCAGGATCTACATAATATGTAGTATCATTACTGTCATAATAACGTGGAGCGTAAACATTAACACTAAAGTCTGCAGAATTTGCATCTACATTAAATCTTTCAACACCGTTTGTAAACAGCTTATAGTTATTATTAGCAGCAAAACCAAAGTAAGCGTCTGTGTTACCTTTATGTTGGATGTAATCATCAAGCTCAATAGTACCTAAAACTGAAGTACCGTTTGGATCTACATAGTATGCATTATCATTTGAATCATAATAACGAGGTGCATATACGTTTTGAGCAAAGTTAGCAGAATCATTATCGATGTTTACACGTTGTGTACCACCAGTAAAGATTCTAAAAGTATCAGCAGCACTAAAACCAAAGTAAGTATTTGTATCGCCATTATGTGTAATATAATCATCAATACCAATATTGTTCATTACTGAAGAACCAGCAGGATCTACATAATAAGAATTGTTACCAGTGTCATAATAACGAGCAGCGTACATATTACCAGTAGTAGAAACATCCTTGTTGCCGCGAACTTTAATAGTCGCGGTATCATCCATAAAGAATCCGCCACCTGCACTAAATCCTAGCTCGTTAACACCTAGGAATGTAGCTTCATTAATTGCAGTATTGGCGCCATCCGCTTGGTAAATACTTAGAAGACTATTTTTGCCTTCAATTGAAATACCACCAGCAGAATGGAATTTGTTTGCACCGGGTGTTGTGATGAAGTTTGTAGTTGCATCTGGATTCGCGTTAATGAATGAATCGCCGCCGGCAACAATATCACCGGAATTGAAAATCGCAAACTTGCCAGAAGCACCTGAGTCGTACCAGATCTGGTCTCCACCATTATCGTTAATGTAATAAATGTTACCAAAAGAGTCTGTTCGAACACTTAGATCAACGGTACCAGCATCACCTAAACTTAATAGTGAGGTTCCTGCTGCGAAAGGGTTGTTACCTTGTACAGTTGTTTTATTAACTGTAAGAGTTGCGCCAGCCGTAAGTGTACCAATAGAAACATTGCCACCATTTGGCTGCATAGCTAGCGGGAAGCTAGTATCATCTGATTCGCGCCCTGCCTGAATTGCTACTGCTTCATTACCTACTGCGCTTAAAGAAGCAATGTGAAGATGAACATTAGATCCGCCAATGCGAGCAGCTGAATTACTTAAGTCTGCAAGATCAGCCGGGCGAGTTAAACTATTTCCAAGAGTAGATCTGCCAGTTACGTCAAGTGCACCGGTTACATTTGTATCTAGATTAATATCTGCTGAAGTTGTGTTAACTGCGATTTGTTTTACACCAGCAGTCCATACACCAAATTGATCAGCAGCGTCGAAACCAACATAAGTATTAGTATCACCATTATGTACTAAGTAATCATTTGTGAAGAAAGTAGGAGCATAAACGTTGTTTGTAAACGTAGCTGCAGTATTAGTAATGTTTAAACGCTTTACAGCATTAGTCCATACACCAAATTGATCAGCAGCGTCGAAACCAACATAAGTATTTATGTCGCCATTGTGGATAACATAATCATCAATACTAATATTATTTAATACTGAGGTTGATCCTGGCTCTGCATAATAAGTAACAGCATTACTGTCATAATACTTTGGAGCGTAAACATCAACACCAAAGTCTGCAGAATCATTATCAATATTTAATCTTTGAACTGCGTTGGTCCACACACGGAATGTATCATTAGCGGCGAAACCAAAGTAATTATTTGTATCACCTTTATGCTGAATATAATCGTCAAGCTCAATACGAGCCATAACTGAAGTACTTTTCGGATTCGTGTAATAAGCAGTATCGTTTGAATCATAAAAGATAGGAGCTCTGAATGACCCCGGAGCACTCGTGTACGTTGTGTTTACTTGAAGTTCAACGTTACCGCCCGCAGAGAAGTCTAATCTATCAGCAGCACCTCTAAACATACCAGTGTTAACATCAGAACCAAATGTATATGTTGGTAAAGCAGCAGTACCATTACCGCCTTCAATAGTACCAGCCATATTAATAGAGTTAAGAACATTATTAAAGTCTGCAAAGTATGTTTCATCGTCGTAGTCATAGTAAATTGGAGCATACGCGCCTTCAGAGAATACACCAAAACCACCAGAAACAGAATTTGAACCTACGTTAATATTTTTATTAAAGTTAAATCTATTTAAACCGATACCGCTAGATATGATTTCAAAGTTTACTGAGTGATCAGTTCCATTTGTTTCGTCTTGAATATAACGGATATAACCTTGGCTATCTGTAACATCGATATTAAATCTTTCGGTTGCACTAATACCAATGTTAACTGCATTGTTAGCAGTACCACTGTAGAAATTAGCAGAGTTTAATTCTGATGTTCCGGCAGGATCTGCAAAGAATGCGTTATTATTGCGATCTATAAATCTATCAGCAATTACGTCTCCAGTATATTGGAAAGACGCATTAGTCATTAGACCGTATTGTACACCACCCAAAGTAAAGCCGATTTGATCAGATGATGGGAAATCGATATATGTATCAACTTCACCTTTGTGTCGCAATGCACCTTCTAAATCAATATTGTTTAAGACTGAAGCTTCTGAAGGTACAACTTCATACGCATTATCATTAGTATCAATGAATTTTTGTGCGTAGATATCGTCTCTAACTTGAATATCGCCAGCTGTATCTACGTTAATCGCATAGTTGAATGAAGCATTTAAGAAACCAATTTCGCCAGCAGATGAGTAAATTGTACCATTACTGCCAACACCATCCATAGTAATAGATGCGCCAGCTAAGCCAGTACCAACCGTAGCGTTACCCTGAATTCTTGCCCCGCCATCAGTTACGATTCCAGCAGCTTCTGTACGAAGTTTTGGAACTCCGTTATAACGCATTTCACCGTATGATACACCAGTTCCTTGATTATAGAACGAAGCAATACCTGCTTCTGCGGCTGTGCTACCTAATTTACCCGAGAGATAAGTTGTACCATTTGATACGCCAGAGGCCCCACCAGCTTCTAGGATGAACGAGTTTGCGTAAGATGTGATTGACCCTTGTCTATTAGAAGAGTCTCCTAGGACCAATCCCTGTGACGGACCGCCCATTTCCCACTTATCAGAACCTTCTAGCCATTGGAACGTTGCGTTGACTTCAACACTACCACGCTCAATTTCGATTCCAGCATTTTCAGACGGAGTAGCTCCAGTGAAATTACTGTTAAGAGTAATAAGGTTATCGGCAAGTTTAATCTCCTCAGTGTTAATGGTTGTTGTATTACCGGATACAGTAAGATCGCCATTGATAGTTAGGCTACCATTCATTACATCATCTTGATCTGAGCGAAGGAATTGAGTAGAATCTAATCCATCAATTAAGTCAGCATCAAGACCAGATCCAGCGCCGTCGTTACCTGCGTTCCAGAACACGTCACCAAGGTACGTCGGTTCACGCTTGAAGTCAATACCAGCTGCGTTGAATTCAACATCAGTGATACCGTTATATTTTATTTCTACGCCATCAGTATCAGCATAAAGATTAATACCATTGTTTTGGCCAGTATTCAAAATAGAATAATCGCCAGCAGTGGAATTAATTATTTGAATACTTTCACTATCACCTACAAATTCTGCAATAAGCGAGGAAGGTCCTGCGCTATTTGTAAATTTTGCTGTGGGGGTGCCGGCTGTTGATTGTGCTACATCAACTGCACCGACAAATTTAGAAGATCCGGTTACCTGTAATTTATCTGTAGCATTATCTGTTGTGGATCCGATAACTACGTTTTCTTGCGACTGCAGACCATTCTTGACTATGAATTTTTTATCGTTGGCCATTCGGTTCACTCTCCCCAGTTAGGCTTGTATTAAACTATTATTTTCTATATTTATAAGTTTTAAACGTCGATTAATGTAGCGACTATTTTAAACACTGTTGAGCTTGAACTGGCAGGAGTTGTTCTTAATTCTAAGTCAGACCCTGATATTGATACGTCGAAAGATGCCAGCTCAGTACTAGTGTATACAACACCGTATTCAGTAGCAACAGCAGTTGATCCGTCGTGGGTGATTAATAACTTCGTTATATGTCTTTCCCCACCTTGACTAACGGTAACTAATACTTCGGCAGCACCATAAGATGCGTGCGCAAATACTAGAAGCGCAACTTGATTGGTAGAAGCTGTCGTTTGGCTAGTAGAAGAAAATTTAGATTCTGACTGAATAATATCTGCGTTAACAGTTAGCGCACCAGACATCGTATCGCCAGTAACATCTACAAAATTTGCGTCTGCTTCTGTTTCGGTATAATATCTGTTATCTAATTGACCAGCATCTAATTCTGTTTCGGTATAATATCTGTTATCTAATTGACCAGCATCTAACTCTGTTTCAGTATAGTATTGATTATCTAGTTGGCCAGCGTTTAATTCTGTTTCAGTGTAATATCGATTATCTAGTTGGCCACCATCTAATTCTGTTTCAGTGTAATAACGTCCATCTAAATCTGTAGAAGTAGTTGTTTGAGTATGGCCATAAGTATCAAACGTAATGCCGGTTACAACGTTACCATCTGTAAGGGCAAAATCTACAATTGACGACGTGTTTGCATGCTCAATAGTAATCGTGGTATTAGCAAAATCATTAAGATTGAATCCGCCAGTTCCAGTTAATCCGTTTGAACCGGAAATTTCTACTCGGCCATTACCAATAGATGCACTAGCATTATTAGCAGCTTCAGAAAGTAACTCACTGGCGTGATAACCATCCAGCAAGTCGGCATCAAGTAATGAGCCATTGCCATCATTTGTAACATCAAAGAAACCAAGGCCACGAATATCTGCAGCGGTTTGATCTGCTGTTGCCCCATCTTCAATAAGATCTAATTTGGCGCCATCCGTGGCAATGTCGCGTCCGTCGACCGTTCCTGAAACTGTAACATTGTTTGCACTAATGTCATTAAAATCTTCAATTGGAACTAGATATTCTGTGCCATCACCTGTTTGAAGAATTAATGTATTATTTGCTGTAGTCCAAAAGAAGTCGTCAACACCGGCAACAGAAGCAGTATTCGCAAGAGTAATACGACCATCTTCATCTACTGTTATAACTGGAATAGAGGTAGACGAACCATATGAACCTGCTGTAACTGTTGTATTTGCTAGTTCAGTCTGAACCGTCATAATACCGTTGTTTGATGTTACAGTACCAGTTACCTTACCTTCTAAAGTAACAGTTAAATCTTCTTCAATACGATCAAGTTTATCAATCTTCGCGTAATAAGTTGTGCCATCACCAGTTTCCAATGTGATAGTATTATTAGCATCTTGAAAGAAGAAATCTTCAACGCCCGAAACTGCAGAAGTATTTGCTACAGTAATACGACCATCTTCATCAATGGTTATAACGGGTACAGCTGTTGCGGAACCGTAAGTTCCGGGAGTCACACCAGTATTTGCTAACTCAGTAGTAAGAGTCATTACACCGGTGTTTGAAGAAGCAAAGCCAGTCACTTTACCGGATAGGGTAAGATCTAAGCCATCTTCTAGTAAATCGAGTTTTGCACCATCAGCAGCAACATCACGACCGTCAACAGTTCCGCCAACAGTAATGTTTGTTGTTACGTCTAACACATTAAACGTATCTATAATAGTATTATAACTATTTCCGTCAGCTGTGTCAATAGTAAATGTTGTATTAGCTGCAGTCCAAGTGGTATTAGACACACCTGCGACTGAAACTGTATTTGCAGCAGTTAAACGACCATCAGCATCAACAGTAAATACTGGAACTTCTGATGCGGAACCGTATGTTCCTGCCGTAACTGTAGTAGCAGTATTTGTAAAGTTTGCCCAATCTAAATAATAAGCACCATGCTCACCATCTAAAAAATCAGCATCTAAATCTGAACCAGCACCATCAACCGTTATCAATTCTGCGAGAATAGCTGCAGCATCTAAGTTAGAAGATATATCAATGATCGTTTCGGTATTTGCCGTCTCGTCATACTTCTTAAAATAGATCTTACCGTCAGCTGTGTTAATAGCTAACTCACCTAGGTTTAACTGTTCGGTAGTAGGTATGCGTCCAGGAACAGCACTCCTACGAAGTAAAATATTGGTTGACATATCTATGTCCCTTTGTTATAATAGCTATATAGCTTTTAAGGTATAACTAAATTAGTTTTAATAAATTAAAACGTTCCACCATCTAGTGTAGTTACTGCAATTGATACCTTACCAGAAGAGATAGTCGTATCTACGCCATCCGTTCCTTCAATAGTAAGAGTCTCACCAAGAGCAATAACTGTGTTTGCACCAGCTTCACCATTTATGGTGAACTGAGGATTAGCAAGTTTATTGTTAGCAATATCTCCATCTGTGATAGAGAATTCAGTTCCGGTTAATGTTAATGCTTCGCCAGCTGTATATGTTCCAGCACCAGAGAACTGATACCAAATAACGTCGTTAGTACCTACCGTGAATGTTTCAGCGTCGTCAACTGTCGCAACCCAACCAGTACCACTATTTAGTGTACCATCTGTTACGAATTGGAATGCACCTGGAATTTCAGATGATTCATTAAAGTATTCGCCGCGTGTAAGTTCCCATTGTGTTGATCCATCACCAACTATTGTTACTGTATATGAACCGTTTTCTAATGTAGTTGTCTGATCTTTAACAAGTACTATATCACCAATTGACCATGCAGTAACACCATCAACACTAAACGCTTCGGCAACTGTAGATGTTATAACACCACCAGCAAAAGACGCATTTAGATTTTCTGTAGTAGCAGCAAGCGCAGCAGGAATAACTCTTAAACCTTGAGCAACCGCATCAACATATGATTTAGTTGCAGCATCTTGACCAGTAGTTGGATTTAAAAGATTAGTAATCTTAGAGCTATTAACATCTAAATCATTACCAGATCCATCTAAACTAATACCGTTATCTGAATTTATATTTAGAATACCAGTAGATGTTGCAATAGTTCTTACACCAATATCACCGCCAATGGAAATATCGCTTACGACAAGTTTATCTTCTATTGTAATCTGTTTTAGATTAGAATCAGTGCCACCTGGATGTAAAAAGTAAGTTGTTGCGTCTGTATCAACAAATCTCTCTGCTCTTACGTCACCATTATCAACGACCCAGTTACCAGTAGATCTTTCGGAATATGCCGCAAAGTTAAACGTATTATTAAGAAAACCAATTTTACCAGCAGTACTGTAAAGATAAGAGAATGATCCTGGACCATCGCGCATCTTAATTTGCGAATTAGTTGCACCAAAACCAACCTCCATCGTATTAATACGAGAAGTTCCGGCTGAATCTATATAATAACTAGTATTATCAGAATCGACAAATCTTGGAGCAATAATATCGCCAGTGGAAGTTCCGCCAGCAGTTGTAATATATTGAGTATCTAAATAATCAAAATCTAATTCAATTGTTGCATTAGAGTTTGGACCAGCAGTATGTGTAACTGTGATACCAGAGTTTGCATCTGTTGGAATCAGGTTAGATATGAAGTCAGCGGTCAAAGCTGTAGTAATAGTTGTATCTGATAAACGAGTTACTTGGGCTGAACCAGAAACATCACCGTCTAATGTAACGGTAAAGTTCTTAGCAAGTAAATTCATAACGTCGCCAGCATCATCATTTACTGCGATGATACCTTCGTTATTCGCATTACCATCGGTAAACATAAGCGCGATAATATCACGAGATGTTTCTGTAAAGTTAGGAATCGCGTTTGCTTGAAGCTCTAGTGGAATATCTGTAGCAAAGTCAATACGACCGTCTTCAGTAATACGAATACGAGGAGTAAATCCATCAGTACCATACATCGCTGGTTGAACACCAGTAACATCAAGACCGAATTCTAATGTGTTATTTGCAGTATCAAGATCTATTAATTCAAGACCGCGACCAAGACTTAGAGTTGGACTCGCAAGAAGATTAATACCATCTGTGTAAGTATTAGCATTATCTACAATTGTTAATCCAGAAGCAAACTCATCATTTAGATATTGAAGGTTAACCGCATCACCCGGATTAACGGGAGTCGCGACATCGGTAATTGTATTATTTGCAACACTGATATAACCAACAGGATCAATAATTAAATTGTTGGTTGCTGTTAATTTACCGTTGACATACATATCGCCTGTGGTATAATTAATTATTAGTTTATCAAGATTAGAGCCAAATAACAAATCACCAGTTGAGCCAATCTGCATTCTTTGAACATTATCCGTTACAAAGTCAAGCTCATTATTATTAGAACCAGCAGATGTTTCTGCAATGATATAAGTATTTTTATCTAAATCAATAACTGATCCAGCAAGACCTGACCATATTGTACCGTCGTAGCCTTCAAATCTTCCTTCATCACTATTAAAGCGAAGCATACCAGCTTGACCAATTGGTCTTAAAGCTGTATTTGCGGTAGGTATTTTTATTGCACCAGTATCGCTGAACTTTACAATCCCATCAGAACTTGTAATAGTATCTACGTTTAACTTGTACCAGTTCTTTAAGTCAGAGCCAAGAGAATATGTTCTATCCGCATCTGGAACTATATGAGATGTAACGTCAGCAGTAAAGCTAACTGTATCAGTATCTTGATCACCGATAGTAAGGTTACCTGCAATTGACACATCACCGGTAAACGCAGCGGTATTAGCACTAATAGTAGCAGCTAAAGTACCACCGGCGTAAAATTTTAATTCGTCGTTATCAGCACCGGGACTACTTTCTGCAACAATTTTCGTATCTTGGTCGACATCAATAACGCCACCGAGACCAGCCCAAGCAATACCATCGTATCCTTCGAATTGACCATCTTCAGCATTGAATCGGACCATACCTTGAACAGCAGTAGGTCGAAGAGCAGTTGTCCCGACTGGTAATCTTAAAGAACCAGTACCGCTAATTGTTACTGTATCATCGACTGGCGTAATTTGAGAAAGAATCTGTGTTTCATTAACGACAAAGGAACTGCCAGCAAGTGTTAAACCTTGTCCAGCAACATAAGTACCTTCACCAGAAAATTGTGTCCAATTTATATCATCTTGGTTAATTTCGAATGTCGACGCATCACTTACTGTTACAACCCAGCCTGTTCCACCGTTTTCTGTACCGTCTGTTACAAATTCATATGAGCCAGGTAGTTCTGTACTTTCATTTGACCATTCTGTTCTTGCGAAAATCCATGAGGTATTCGCGTTACCTTTTTGGATAAGATCATAAGAACCATTTTCTGTAGAATTAACCTGGTCTTTAACAACTAGATTATCTCCGATGTCCCAAGATGTAATGTCGTCGATATAAAGAACTGAAACTGGGTCAAGTGTAATAGTAGATGAAACAATAGTATTGCCGCTTTCGAAAATACCGCCAAGATCAGCCGTAGTCGCGCCAAGTGCCGATGGGCGAACTAAAAGTCCTTGTACTAATCCATCAACATATCTTTTATTAGTAGCATCTGTTGGTAAAATAGGATCGCTGATAACTTTAACAGTTTCTTCAATACTTTGAATTTCAGCTTCTAAATATCTTCTGTTAACTACGTCTTGAGAATTAACAGGATCTTCTACGTTAACAATTCGATGAATACCAGCATTAATAACTGCATCAGCTGTAGCTAAACTAAAGTTAATATCGCTAGGCGCGGAAATAGTATTACCGGTGATTGTGAATTCACCAATTTCTGCAAGACTTAATTCTCTAAGTTCGTTTGTTGTTTCACCAAGTGTGATTGCAGTACTACCAAGTGTAATGTCTTTAGAACCAATTACACTATCTGAGACAATAAAGTTATTAGCGTCTAATCCTGCATTAGAGAAACCAGTAATATGACCAAATTGGTCAATAGTAGCATTTTGAACAAATTCGAGTGTACTATTAGTTGTATTTGCTTCGGTAGATGTAACTGAATGAGATATAACGAGGTTTGCTGATTCACCACCAGCGCCAATATCTAATGTTGTAATGGCTATTCCGTCGCCAGACAAAATCTCGCTAACGTATGGCCCTACGGTATCAATACCTAAGGTAATTGAATCTGGAACTATTACCGGTCTTTTTTCGCCAGTAGCAACAAGGCGAATATTCTTGGTTGAGCCAACTTTAACTTTAACAGTCACGACTTAAACCTCCGTGATGGTTGATATAACAAACGCAAGTCCATCAACGATTTTTGACAATTCTCCGGTTTGCTTTCTCATCATAACATCATATTGGTATTTTCCGGGCGTTAGCTGACTAGTTACATCAGCAGATAATATTAATGTAATATCATTATCGGTTTTTTCGAATTCAAACTCTGCAGATCTTTTTGCGGAGTATATCTTTTTCAGATCTCCGAAGAAAGTGTAAGCTGCAATAGGTAGATCTAAGTCATCGTCGTCAAATAACTCGACTGTAAGTCTGAAATCGGTACCTTGATCTATGTAAATGTTTAATTGAGAACTCATGTTATATCTCTTTATCCTATTTTCTTTATTTATAATAGAAGGAGATTATTTAAAAAGGGGGCTAAGCGCCCCCTCATAATTTTAAATAAACCGAGAACTGTTATTAACCTTTGAGCTGGTCAACGTCACTCTTAAGTTCTTTAATCGCTTCAATCAAAAGTCCAACAATGTTTGCATAAGCAACACTCTTGATGTTTTCACCGTTTGGATCAGTAGAAACAACTTCTGGGAGTACGTTTTCTACTTCTTGTGCAATCAAACCAACTTTTCTAACACCGGGTCTTGATTTCATATCGAAGTAAACACCTCTCATATTAGATACTTTTTCAAGAGCGTTGTTAATAGTTTCGATATTCTCTTTCAATCTTTCGTCTGAGTTAGCATTTACGTCACCAGTAGCAGTAAAGTCACCAGTAGCTAAGTCGAAGTTAAATATATCTGTAGCAGCTGAATTTTTGAATTTAACCGATGTTGCAATACTAGTATTCGCTCTCATAACTAACGCACCGAGCGAACTGTCGAAGTATTGCTTAACATTACCGCTACCTTCTGCTCCGCCAAATGACAATACTACATCATTTGGAAAGTGGAACTCAGCATTGTTACCAGTTATTGATCCCGCGGTTAGTGTACCAACAACTACCATGTTGCCTTCAATCTGGGCGTTTTCTACTGTTAATTCATCTGCACTTGAAGTATAAAAGAAGTTAGATTCACCGCCAGGATTTGGGCCACCTGTAGTTAAAAGAGGTCTGTGAGGAGTACCAAACTCCACAAATCCAATAGCTAATGGCGATTCTTGCAATACAGTAGACTGATCATGAATATTCTGGATGTTTTCAATACCACCTTGAATACCAGGACCCTGCACACCTTGAGTACCTTGGAAGCCACGTTCACCTTGAACACCTTGAGCTGCCTGAACACCTTGAATACCCTGCGTGCCTTGTCCTGGGAAGCCTTGAATACCGAGTTGACCTTGAACACCTTGAGTACCCTGTGTACCTTGAGCGCCAAAACCTGGGATACCCTGAATACCAAAGTCACCCTGAATGCCTTGAGAACCTTGAGGACCAGTAGTACCTAGGCCGCCGTCAAGTCCTTGAAAACCATCCCAGCCTTGAACACCTTGAGATCCTTGGAAACCTTCGTCACCAAGTTCACCATTGTTACCTTGAATACCTTGGAAACCACCGAGACCTTGAAGACCTTCATCACCAATACCTGCAGCACCTTGGAAACCTTGAATACCTTGGTTACCAGTGCCATCTTGGCCTTGAAGGCCCTGTGTACCAAACTCGCCTTCAAGGCCTTGAACGCCTTGGAAACCAATAGTACCTTGTCCGCCAACACCTTGAACACCTTGGGAACCAGTGTCGCCTTCGGTACCTTGCGAACCTTGTACGCCTTGAGTACCTTGCAAACCAAAACCAATTGGTCCGTCATTACCTTGTACGCCTTGATGTCCTGCTTGCTGAATACCTTGCAAGCCTTGGAAACCCTGAATACCAGTAGCGCCAAGACCAGCAATACCTTGAGGACCGGATTCGCCTTGAATACCTTGTATACCAGTTCCTAGCAGACCTTGAATACCTTGAGACCCTTGGAAACCTTCATCGCCATCAGCGCCAGCAATACCCTGAACACTTTGTGTTCCTTGTGTTCCTTGTGAACCTTGTGTACCGCTTCCACCGACAAAACCTGCCGTACCTTGAGCACCAAGCTCGCCTTGCAAACCTTGTGTACCTTGGATACCGATTCCACCGCCACCACCTTGTATACCAGTATCACCCTGAATACCAGTAAAGCCCTGAACACCTTGCGGACCTAATGGGCCAATGTCACCAGTTCTTGCGAATGTAATGATAATATCTTCAGCATCTGCAAAAACACTTACTGAACCACTTACCACTCCACATGCAATTGTGAAGTAACCAGCATTTTCTGTTAATGAAGAAATAGTAAATATTGTAAACTTACTAGGATCTGCTTTTTCCGATATTTTAAAGTGACCTTTAATCGGGCTAGTTGAATCATCAATTGTTCTTAGGAATGGTTGGATATCAACAAAGCCGTCATCTCTATCATCCATGAACATAGCAGTTGCAGAAGCAAAATCAGTAGCATTAAACTTAAGAGTACCAACACCCGGATCTGTAGCTGCAATGTCAGTGCTATAAGTGTAATCAAATGTTACACCACCAAATCCACCAGTATTACCTTGTAGACCACCAGTACCTTGGTTACCATCAGTCCCTTGAATACCTTGTGGGCCAATTGGTCCTGGGAAACCTTGAATACCAAGATCACCTTGAATACCAAACGTTCCTTGTGCACCCTGAGTACCCGCTCCAGTTGTACCTTGTGGACCAAAGTCACCTTGTAAACCTTGCAATGACTGTACACCTTGAGTACCTTGAACGCCTATGTCACCAGCGCGAGTAAACGTAAAGATGATATCTGTATTATTTGTAAAGTAAGTTGCGTCAGCATTGGCTGATTTAGTTAAGTATGTTACACTAAAATTATAATAAGCTGCATTCTCTACTAACGCAGTAAGAGAGTATAATATAAACTCTGCTGGATCAGCGATCGAAACAATTTTAATATAGCCTAATAATGCACTACCGCCGTCATCTAAACTTCTTAGATACGGATCTAAGTTTGCACCATTAGTTTCTGTATCAGAAATTCTTAAGATTGTAGCTGCAGTTAAATCAGCGTTATTAAACTTAATTAAGCCTGAAGCAGGACCTGTTGGCGAAGTGTCCGGAGTAAAGTCATACTCAAAAGAAGCACCACCATAAGCGCCAGCAATACCTTGTGCACCTTGTAAACCCTGAACACCTTGAATGCCAGAGAAACCTTGAACACCTTGAATGCCAGTATCACCTTGAATACCAGTATCGCCTTGAATGCCAGTATCACCTTGAATACCTGCCGCACCGCGTGGAACAAAGTTAATAAGAGTCTTAGGACCGTGGCCGCCACCAATTACATCAGTAGCCCAACTTGTGCTTATAACACCGTATTGTCCGACATAAGTTATGTCAAACCAACCGAATGTTTTACCGGCACCATCCCAAGTAAAGTTTGAGAATTCGTACACAACCTGATGGTGTCCTGCAGGACCATTACCATCATCAAAACTTTCGATTACGATAAGACCTTTATTAGCTCCAGGAATTGCAGCTAACCAATCAAACGTTTCATCGATATCGTTTGTAAAATTATCTAACGGAACATCATCAATTGTTAAGATTGTAGCAGTTTCAATATTGTCAGTGTTAAGTTTCCAGCCGCTCGTGCCTGGAGCAGTAGATGCTGTTATATTGCTTACAAAGTTGAACTCGTGAGTTAAACCACCGTAATGACCAACCGCTCCCTGAACACCGACAAAACCTTGCGTGCCTTGGAAACCTTGTGTACCTTGGTTACCAGTTCCACCTTGCAGGCCTTGAAATCCTTGGAAACCCTGAATACCAATTGTACCTTGGAAGCCTTGAACACCTTGTGTTCCTTGGAAACCAACATCACCTTGGATACCTTGTGTTCCTTGCACACCTTGAACACCCTGATTACCTTGGATGCCCTGCGTCCCTTGGATACCTTGTATACCAGTATCACCTTGGATGCCTTGTGTAGACTGATGTCCTTGAACACCTTGTGTACCTTGGAAACCAATGTCGCCTTGGATACCGGTTGTACCTTGTGTTGATTGCGGGCCTTGCACACCTTGAGCACCAGATTCTGATATCGATACTATAATGTCATCATTAAGAGAAAAACTACCATTATGACCGACATAATCTACGTCAAGTGTAAACCATCCAGTATTGTCTGTTATATCAGTTACATGAAATACTGCGAATACGGAAATGTCACTAACTTTGGTAAACTTTAAGCTACACTTGATGGGATTAGTTGATGCATCAACAGTATTCCAAATATTGGAAATGTCTACTGTGCCAGGACCGGCGAAATCATTTATATAGATTCTATTTGTACTTGGATACGGCTGCGCGCCGAATCTTAAAGTCTTTGTGCCAGGATCAGCTGCAGCGTTATTAGTATCAAACGCGAATTCAAAAGAAATTCCACCGTATGAACCAGTAGTACCTTGGATACCAGTATCACCTTGGATACCAGTTGTGCCTTGATTACCCTGTACGCCTTGGTTGCCCTGAATACCTTGGATACCAGTATCACCTTGGATACCAGTATCACCTTGCACACCCTGTACGCCTTGAGTTCCTTGGATCCCTTGAATACCTTGTGTACCTTGAATACCTACTGTGCCTTGTACACCTTGTGTACCTTGGAATCCTCGGAAACCACGAGAACCTTGAATACCTTCTTGACCGATAGTACCTTGGTTGCCTTGAATACCTTGGAAGCCAGTGAAACCTTGTACACCGCGAAATGAGCCAACGTTAATCCAATTTACACCGTCATAAACCCAAAGTTCATCATCAGCTTCATCAATTACTGCTTGTCCTGTTGTTGCCGATCCAAACGCAGTATTAAGAGTTGCTTGTGGATCACCACCCGCATCAACATCGGGAACTGAACCAATAACATCAAAGCCTGGGCCATAAGTACCTTGCGTACCTTGTAAACCATCATCACCTTGAATACCAGTTGTGCCTTGAATGCCAGCTCCAACACTATTCCATGCTATACCTGTAGATACGTATATTAAACCGTCAGTACCATACGCAATAGCACCTTTGTACGGAGCTGGATCTAATTGAATAGGGACAGCTTGCGGTGTACCCTGTCCAATTATTCTACTTCCGCTTATAGATTTAAAAGCCATTATACATCATCCTCTTCGGATTGACCCAGCGTAAAGGATAGTGAAGCATCTACTGCTAAGTTTGTATCACATTTAATTTCTAGCAAATCACCAGATTTAAAGAACTGACCATTAAGCGGCAGAGGAATTGTGTCATAAGCAGGAAGTTGAAGATTTCTAATAATCCAAAATTCTGCGTTAACATCTTCTCTATGAGTTCTTACATCAATTGCAACAGTGTTTGCTGTAAAGTTACACAGAATGAGAGGCGAAATAACTTCGCCTACTCCCGGTTCTACTGTTGTTGATCCACCAAAGACAAGCTCCGGTACCTCATAGTTAGGTACCTCGATCATTGTTTGCCAGTTGGTCGTCAATGTAAAAGACTTTGCGACCGGTTTTGCATCTGGCGCCTGAGATGTTACGATTGTTGTAATAGCCATTATAGAGATGCCCTTGAGTTAGATGCTCTTCTTGCAAGTTTTCTTACCGATGATGTGAACGGCCGACCTTCGATACGACCTGTTCTACCATTAATTTTTAGACCTCGCGCAAAGTACTGGTTGTTTAATTCGTCTGATCCAGACCACCTGATACGACCGCCGTTTTCTGACAATACTGAAGCGTTTGCACCGATAGCAGCACCAACGTTTCTGAAGTTAAGTGGCAAAGCGTTTCTATTAACACCTGCCGATGCTCCATTAAACTGGTGAGCAATTGATTCAACTAGTGAACCGAAGACTAGGAAGTCTGGTCTAAGAACACTATCTATAATTACGTTATCAATCAATTCGGTTACCATATCTCTTTGCGGTTGATCTGTAGCGATATTGTTATTTATATAAGTTTTCATCTGTGTCCAAGCACCTGTGAAAGCGTCTAGCAGATCAGTATTGTTAGCTCCAACCGCGCCAGTAGCAGTCCACGTTGTTCCTGTCCAATGAATGATATCACCAGCATAACGATTTGTGTTATTATCAGTTGGGATAATATACGCGTCCCAACGTTTCATACCAGTTAATGCATCACGTTCTGTAGTATTTGCAACAGTACCTTTGAATCTCAGTTTGCGCCAATTGCTAAATGTTGCTGGCGGATTAAACACTGGGAATACATGTTTAGCATCGATATTAAATAATGCACCAACGAAAGATCTTGAAGCTCTATCTGAACCAATTGGACCCAAGAGTGGATCTTCAAACTTGAAATCATTCTGGATAACTTTAAGGAAGTTATTAGCATCGCGATAAGTCTTAGGTAGATCAATAAACTTATATTCAGAAGTAATAAACCTTTGTACTTCACTTTGTAATCTGCGTTTATTGTTATCAAGAATCGTTTTAGCGAAACCGAATGCTTTATTATCTTCCCAAGCAAAATCTGGATTAATAGTTGGTCCAAGCTTGTTAGGAGTGTTGTAGAACAGTGCGTTGTAGAAGATCATACCAAGATCGTTAGCTTGTACAGATTGAACTTCACTACCAGTTTCAGGGCGAAGAATCTGTCCAGGATATTGACCGAGTACTACGTCTTTAACTATTCTTCCAAGCTGACGATAAGATTGTGCAGTTGCAACTCTTGTATTCTCTGGGATGCGCAATTGGTTATTCCAGAAGTAGAAGTCTGCATTCCATCTAGAAGCAATATTACCGCCATAATTTAAGTCATAGCTCATTGCATCTAGAATATAGCCTGAATCACGGCGACATTTCGCTTTGCTGTAATCAATGATTGTAAAGTTATCAGCAATATAATCAGTTACGTCATCCGCCAATTCATCTAAGTTAGAATCGATAACTTCGCCAGCTGCTACCTTCTCAGAAACAACCCAAGATGTATCTGGTTCAATAAGTTCTGGTACAGCATCTAGACCGTTTCTACGAATTGCTTCTTCAAGAATTCTTACAAGATCTTGTACTGCGTTACCTTCAACAAGTGTTGCTGGCGTTCCAGTTACGTCTTGACCAACTAAGCCTTCAACTACAATACTATTTAGTACATTACCCATTTCTTCGTAAAAGTCTGCAGTTTGCATTCTTTGATCGAATGGTAGAACACTTGTTGCGTTATCAAAGTACATATTTGCACAAAGTCTTGTAGCATAGTTTGTCTGATATTGAATATCGTGTGATAAAGCATCAACAATGATACCAACGTCTCTACGACATTTCTCTTTAGGATAACTAATACCTTTGTATTCAGATGAGATAAAGTTAATCATGCTTGTAACTAGAGTTTCTAGCGCATTATCTACCTTGTCTTTCTCTGTAATAAGGATATTGTTGATCCAAGATGTATTTGGCTCAATACGTGCTGGCAAGTTAGTAGGATTAGTATCATCAGCAATGTTAGCAACCATAAGTGCAAGATCTTTCGCTTCTTGAGCAATTTCTCTATTTGCGGTTAAACCTTTCATGTACTGAGTTTGAACATTACCAGCTGTTGCAGTTACTGTTTCATGTCTGATAACACTATGCATGATTCCAGCCATATGTGTAAATGCACGCTTAGTAGGTTCTCTTTGTTCTATTGGTAGCAAGTTCACTGCGTTAACGAAGTAAATTTGAGCCGCTGTCCACATTGCAGAGTTACCGCCATACTGAATATCATGTGATAGCGCATCAACCATGTAACCAACATCGCGTTTACATTTAATTGAATTGTACTCAAGATAATCAAATTCTGACTGTAAGAACTTATTAACACCGATTGCAAGAGTTGATTTACGATCTTCAATCGTTCCAACTTCGCTTTCATAATCGTAACCAGTTGCAGCTGGATTACTGCTATCTGTTTCGATTGCCGTTGGCATTGCGATAACTTCGCCAGCAGTAATTAGATCTGATACGATGTTGAATAGAACTTCTACTTGAACACCGGTTGCTCCAACAACGTTACCGAAGCCAGTTGTTACTGGATCAAGCAAGTTACCTGCTGATTTCGCTACTGCCTGTTTAAGGACAACCTGCTCCGCTACTGCTGCGATTCTAGTAAACGCTGCAGCTGTTGCTACTCTTTGATTAGCAGGAAGAATTGATTGGCCAGCTTCAAAGTAGAATCTTGCAACATCTCTCATTGCAACATTAGAACCATGTCTAATATCGTAAGATGCAGCATCTACCATGTAGCCAACGTCTCTTTCACATTTAGCTTCACTATACGTTAGACCGACAAAGCCAGGAACATTAGCAGCAATTTGAACATTAATCCATGCAACTACTTCAGCCGCTAAGAATGCTTTGTTAAGCTGCAGGCCGTCAGTAGCACTGCCGTAACTTGAACCGATATTAGCAGTACCATAAGTGCTGTAAGTAAGACCGGCTGTTCCGTCTTTCATAATATTAATGACATTTGTAAATGACGCAGTAGCTCGTGTTAAAGCAACACCAGATAGTCTTGGTAAGATATCTTCTCTAAGATACTTAATAGCTTCAATTGTTTCTGCTAATTGCTCATTAACTACAATTTCAGTTCCAACATTGCCAGATCTATAAGCTCTACCAGCGTATTTGCTTGGGTAATCACTTCCAGTTTGTACATCACGTTTAACTGCGTCTAGAATATAACCAACATCTCTTGCACATTTATCTTCATTATAAACAAAGTATTGATCGTTGATGTAAGAAACAACTTCATCTTGGATAAACTCTTTGTTAAACTGTAAAGATTGTCGCGCAAAGGTTCTGCTTGGTTCTATGGCTGGTATTGTAGCAGCAGTAACTGCCGGTAATGATTCCGGAGTTTGTTGACCAACACTAATATCAAGAGATCCAGCAAGCCCAGGAATAACTAATCTAGTATCAACTACATCTGATATTATGTTAATAAGATTCTTAGCGTTTTCTGCTGTAGCAGCGTCGGCTGGAGTCCCTGTAGTGACCTGAGAGGTTAGATTACCTGAGGTTGGTGTTACTATATTATTAGTTATAACGTCTTCTGAAACATCTGCAAGGTGCTCGAAAGCTAGTCTTGTAGGTACTCTTTGCTCGTATGGAAGAATATTTACTGCGTTATTAAAGTAGTAAGTAGCAGCATTTACTGTAGCACCATCGCCACCATATTCTACATCTTCGCTGATAGCGTCAACAATCAAACCTACGTCTCTGTAGCAAAGTTCAGTATTGTAACCAAGGCCATTGTATTCTTCACGAATAAAGTCAATGATTTCTGTTTGATACTTAACAGTATTTCCGTTAATTGTTTCAAAGTAGCCATTGATTGTTGAATCGTATCCAACACCAATTAATGATGGCTCTTTAATCGCAGGTAGTTCAGCAAAACTATTACCGCGAACCATATTTGTTATGATATTAAACAGATTTTCTACTTGTGTAGCAACATATGGAGAAGAAGATTTCATAAAGGAATCAGCTACTGCACTTACAAAAGTATGAACACCTGCGTATCCGTTTGGAACAACTCCAACCTGCATTTTAATAGTAGTTCCTGTTACTTCAAGGATTTCTACTGGACGGTTAAAGTATGGATCAGTTGTTCTTGGATGCGAGATATTAGTTACAACTTGTGTTGCTGTATTAGCACAAGAGAAAGTAATAGCATTTTCGTCCATGATGATATAATCACCACTTTCAAGTGTGTGAGCACCAATCGTTACTGAGATAAGACCAGTTACTGGGTCATAAGATGCATCAGTTGGTGTGAATGAAGTATTAGCATCAACTGCTCTAACTTGTGTTTCAACACCTTGCTGTACATTAACAACTAACTCGTTTCTTACTATTTGACCAGCAATCTCAGCCATATGCTCGAATGAAGCAGCAGTAGCAGGACGTTGGCTATCAGGAAGAACAGTAACAGCTTTATCAAAATACAATCTTGAATTATTAACTGTTGCTGCGTTTGAGTCGTGTTGGACATCCCAAGATACTGAATCAATGAACCAACTAACATCTCTTTCACATTTAGCTGAATCGTATGTCACAGTTGGGTATGTGTTAGCAATCCATGCAGTAGTTTCAGCAATGAAGAAGTCTTTGTTAGATTGTAACAATAACTGCGCGTCGTATCCTTCTTCCGTAGCATAGGCTGTGCCAGTGTCACGGATATCAGCATTTGAAGTACCATTTTGCATGATTTCGATAATTTCATCGAAAGCGGCATTTGATCTTGTTTCGCCTTCACCAGCAACAATATTATCAGCAATTTGGCCTTTCAACCAAGTAATTGCGCCGACTGTTTCTGTTAATTCATTAGCAATGACTGATTCAGTTGATGCATTACCTGAGCGATAAGCAAGACCTGTAAATACTGAGTTAACATTTGAGCCAGTAGCAATATCTCTACGTACTGCGTCTAAGATTAGACCAGTATCTCTTGCACATAATACATCATTATACACAAAGTAGTTATCTCGAATCCAAGCATCGACTTCGTCCTGCAAGAATGGTTTGTTAACTTGTAACTGTTTAGAAGCAAGTTTACCTTGGCGTGTTACGTTTACTGGAGTCTTAACTAAAGAACCTGCTTCAGCACTTACGAAAGTATGAACACCAGTATAACCGTTTGCAGCACTAGAAGTTACGGTAATGTGCGTATTATTAGCGCTATCAACTTCTAATGGCATTTGGTAATTAGGCTCACCAATTCTTGGGTGAGAAATTTCAGTAACTGCTAATGTTACGGTATTTGCACAACTAAACACGATACTTTGTGGTTTAAACTCGATATGATCATCAACTGTAATACCATGTCCTGCACCAAGTTCAATTATTGATGTACCAGTTGCGGGGTCATATGTTACATTTAATGGCGTATGGAATGAATCGATTTTAGCTGGATCAGTCCAGTAAATTGCGTTAGTATCAATAGAATCAACTGTTGCGCTTACAAAGGTATGTTCGCCAGTATAACCGTTTGCGTTACCAACATTGAATGTAATAGTTGAACCAGTTACATCTGTAATTCTAACCGGTGCTTTATGGGCAGGGTCTGTAGAACGTGGATGCGAGATTTCAACCGTAGTGTTAGCAGCAGTATTAGCACATGATAGTGTAATAGACTCATCTGCGATTTCAATCCATTTTCCAACACTAAGATTATGCTGGCCAATTGTTGCTGTCATATCACCACTAATTGGGTTGTAAGCAACATCGGTTGGGGTGAACTTACCGTTGTAAATTTCTACTTTTCTTATCGCATCTGGCGCAGCATATACAAATGTATGTGCAGCAGTGTAGGAACCAGCATTGCCAACTTGAACTGTAATGGTTGTATCTGTCTTACTAATAATTGGTAAGCTAGTATTAAACGCAGCATCAGTTGAACGTGGATGAGAGATTTCTACTGGGTTTGATAAACCGTCTAAGCAACTAAATGTAATGCTTTCTTCAGCAATTTTAATTGTGTCGCCAAGTTGGAAATCATGCGCGCCAATTGTTACTGACATAAGGCCAGTAACTGGGTCATAAGCTGCGGTAGTTGGAGTAAACGCGCCGTTAGTGTAACCAGTTTGCTTAACACCGTTTAGCTTAGCTCTTACAAATGTATGTGTTTCAGTATAACCACCAGCATTACCAACATTCATTGTGATAGTGCTATCAGTTGTTCCTGTAATTGTAACCGCAGTTCTGAATAATGGATCAGTAGAACGTGGGTGAGAAATCTCAGTAACTACGCTTGTAGCAGTGTTTGCACAAGAGAAAGTAACTGCGTTTTCGTCAAACACAAGTTGATCACCGGTTTCAAACGAGTGGTTATTAAGCGTTAATGTCATAACACCGGTTGAAGGATTGTAAGCAGCATCAGTAGGAGTATATTGTCTACCTTTTGTTTGCATGATACTAATAATTTCATCGTATCCTTTAGCAATTCTGTCTGCCACAATAGGATCAGAAACTGTATCAACTGTTTCACGCTTAAGGTGTTCAACTGCACCAACTGTTTCTACGAGCTGATCATCAACTGCAACTTTTGCAATAGCTTGACGATAAGCAATACCAGATTGGATAGAGTTAAAGTTTGTGCCTGTTAGTGTATCTCTCAACACAGAAGGTACAATGTAATCTTTCATATCACGTTGACATTTAGCACTATTATAGAAGAACCATTCAGCGTCTGCCCAGTTCATCATATAATCTTGAATGAATTCGCGATTAGATTGAAGCTGCTTGCGCGCGTTTCTCTTATCTGCAGGAATTGCTGCATCATCACTAAATTCAATAGCTGAACCAAGAACCGATACCGCGTCATCTGCAACACTAACAAGAGTATGAACTCCTGTATAACCGGTTGTCCCAACATTAACTGTAATAGTTGTTGACGTCGTAGATGTAATTGGCAGAGCTGATTTAAATGCCGGATCTGATTTTCTTGGATGAACAATTTCTGTTAAGTTATTGTCTGTGCTACACGTGAATTTGAATGCTTCGCTGCCTAGCAAAACATATCTTCCAACATCTAATGTATGAGCACCAACTGTCATTACAAATTCGCCAGATGCCGCATTGTAAGTAACTGCAGTGGGCGTTAATTTAGCCCCGTCGTTCTTAAGAATATCAAGGATTTCGTTGAACTTCTCATAAGCTTCAGCAGCAAACACTGGAGAAGTATCTTGAGTAAGATCATCTGTTGTTTTACGTAATCTTTCGTATGCAGCAATTGTTTCTTCACGCTGTGCACCTATAACATTCTTAGCTGCTTTAAAGTAATAAGCATAACCAGAAGTTACTGAGTTGTAGTTAGTATCAAGCAATGTATCGTATTTAACTGCTGGCAAGATGAATTCGCTTACATCACGCTTACATTTAGCTGAATCATAAGCATAGAAGTCTTCGTTATTATCTAACCAATTGATGAATTCTTCAATAATGAATTCGCGGTTATCTTGTACTAATTCACGAGCTGCAACTGCGGAGCCGTCACCAGTATTTGAGAAGATAATCGGTGACGCAAACTCTTCACCATTTTGAAGAACATTTAGCGTCTCGTCTAGCGAGCGTTCTGCACGAATTGTAACTTCGGTATTTGCATTTTCAAAGATTGCACTAACATCATCTTTAAGATGCTCAATAGAACCAACAGTTTCTGTTAACTGCTGATTAACAACTACATAAGAAATTGGGCTACGATAAGTAATACCGCTTAAGCGACCCCAGTAGTTAGAATTAGTTGCAATATCTAATCCAGTGTTATCAACAATAATACCAGTATCGCGGAAACATTTATCGGCATTGTAACCTTGATAACCTAACCCGCCACTCGTAGTATTAGATGTTAGGTAATTAACCATATCATCAATGATATCTTCTTTGTTTGTATCAATCGAATCTGCAAAGTCAGTATTAGCAATTAATTCAACTTGATTACCATTTGCTGGTCTAATAATAACTGTGCTGCCGCGTGCTCGCATTGAGATGTCACCAAACTGAGAACCGGAGTTGTTCAAAGTCATTTGACCACCGTCAAGAGCAAAGAATGCTTGGCGAGTAAAGATTGAAAGCGAACCAATACCGTTAACACCAGCACCGTTCTTAGCAACATAACCTGTACCGTTTTGAGTACGAGGTGTGAAACCAAAACACAATACGTATGTATATAGTGAGTCAGTATCTAGTACAGCTCTGTCAGCTAGAAGACAACCACCGCCGCGACCAACTAATCTATTTGGGAAGTCGTCAATACCAATACTTTCAATTGTACCAGTACCACCTCTTTGAGCGTAAAGAATATCTCCAACTTCTACGTTACCTTTAAGATTACGTACATAAATCTGGCGATTTGAATCAATATCTAAAATATACGAAACATAACCCGTGGCACCACTTGAGAATGTAACTTCATCATCAAGTTCAAATTGTGCTTGAGCACTATGGCCAGCAACAAGATAGAATTCTTGTCCTAAGTCAAGGATTGTACCTTTAGAGTTGAATGGATTCAAAGGTGGCTCAACATCTAAACGGTTGAAGTTAGAAAGCTGGGAACTATCTCGAATATAAGGTGAACGTCTTAGCAAAGCGCCTGGACGATATGCAATAGCAAAACCACCTTCAGGTTGGTCAAAGTTATCAACCTCAAAGTTCATATAACCAAAACCTTGGACGTAGTTACCAGAACCAACTAGAATACCGTTAGTCTTTTCCCAACCTTTTTTCTTCTGAATAAGTGTAGCATACTGACCAGCAGTTGAAGTTATTGCACAATCATCGGGTAACATGATTGGTTCATCAACGTAGTAAGTACCGGGACCTACCGAGATGTGTACTGCATTGTTAATATCATTGCGGTCGTAAGAGCCACCGGCTTTTTGTAGCGCAAGTTCTTCAGCGCGCTTTAGAGTACGTACTGGCTGTAAGATACTGCCTGGATATTTGTCATCACCATCTGATGCAACGTGTACTTTAAGGGATTTTTCTGTCTTCTTAGAGAACTCATCGTATAATTGACGGTAAGTCATTTTCTCTGTGTCGCCAGTCTTGACGTTCTTTAGAGCAAAATAACTATCTTCATCAAGCATTGGCTCGAATGTTCGTGTAAGATTCATATCAAAGTCAACAAGCTCTGACTGATTGATAGTTGAATTGGCGATATTTGATTCTGTAATATCTGACTGCTCAATAGATGATCTCTGTTGAGTTAAACCGTCAGAAGAAGAACTTGTAATAGTAATATTTTCTGCAACAACGTTATTCATTTCACCGGTCAAGATTGCGTTTTCTAATCTTGGATTAGTAAACACGTTATTATTACCAGTGCCATCTGAGAAATCAGAGTTTGTAATAGTGATATTATTTGCGGTAGTATCAAAGATATCACCATTAGAGAATGTAGAATCAACAATATCAGTTGTTAAGATAGTATTATTAGAAAGAACAGTATTCCAAATTTCACCATTTGAGAATCTTGAATTTGTAATATCTACGTTGTCTAGATCTGTATCTCTAATGTCAGAATTAGAAATATCTGTATCTGTGATTACTACATTTGAAACATCAGAATCTGCGATGCTGCCATTAGCAAACGTAGTTGAATCGATTTGGCTATTCGAGATGAATGCATCTTCGAGAATAAGCTCATCAATTGTAATGTTTGTAAGAATTAAGTTATTAGCTGTACCACCTTCGATGGTAACATTGTTATAAAGAGAATCATCAATAGTAGAATTGGTAAAGATATTGTTATTACCGGTTGAGTTGTTTAACTCACTCTCGGTTACAATCGTACTTGTAAATACGTTGTTATTACCAGTACCATTAGAAAAATCTGAAGTTGTAATAGCAACGTTTGATACAGCTGTGCCAATCATTGTGCCATCAGTGATTGTAGTATCTGTAATATCAGATTGATCAATTGTGCCGTTATTAAACAAGTTACGATTCATGGTGCTATCTTCAATAGTTGAACTGAAGATTCTAACGCCAGATATGTTGCCGCCTGTGATGGTTATTCTATCAAAGATTTCGTATTGCAGCGCGGCTACAAGTTCTTTTCTAGTAATGTTTTTAGTACCGTCATCACCTTGGATAAGGTTAACGATAACAAAAAGGTCTTCAGAGCGAGTATTGGCACCTTTGATTGGACCTAATTCGGAAATCTTTGACATTCGATGATACCCTTATGTGTTTTTCTTATATTTATAAAAAGGCATTGTGACCTCGGACTGTTCTTATAAACTAAAAATAATTAATTTAAAACTATTCTACGAGCTGCCATAGTTCTATATCGTCTACTGCATCGTAGTGTTTTCTTTCTATAGAACAACCTTGGAGTAAATCACTAACAGTTGTTGATACATTGCCTATTGCGTCGGCAACTTGATCCCATTCTGAGTGACAATCACAACTGTTGCCTTCTTTAATATAACGAAGATGAGAACCGTTCATATAGTCTCTGCATTCTTGCAACGAACCTTCTATTAGAACTTTCTCTCTCATTACTCTGTATTTATTAGTTTCTTTCAGGTCACCACCAAGCGATACAATATCAAATTGTTGCATTGCTCTATTTGCTCTATACACCCAGCTTCTGACTTTGAAATCTTCAAGATTTTGATAGTATTCATTTGTTTCTAATATATGAATCATTTCGCGCCATGTTTCGGGTCTTGTGACTTTGTTCTCCATCATTTCTTGGACTGAAGAATTGCAGAAAAATGAATGGCCGCTTGTTACTACTTTATAAGGGTTCATCGTAGATATGCTCCGTATATTCTGCCATTTGGATCATTATTAACTGTTACATTTGATCCAAATACTAATGAAACTGCTCGTCCTCCTGCACCGCCAGCACTATATCCAGCGCCTCCTGGAGCACCCCAGCCGCCTCCGCCGCCACCCGCGTGGTTAAACCTACCACTACCACCCGTAGTTGTGCTACCGCCGGTTTTCCAAAGATAGTAACCATAAGCACCACCTGGACTATTATTACCACCACCGTAACCACCTGGCCAATCCTGTCCTTCACCAGACGGTATTCTAGCACTAGCACCAGCAGTACTAGCCATACGTCGCCCGCCACCACCGCCTGCGCCTCGAGTATCTGTGCCTTTATTTTCTTGCACACCACCGCCAGATCCACCTGCGTTGCCACCGATACCGCCTGTATTGCCACCATTAAAAGCTGCGTTAGAACCTTTTTCTCCAATCGTGCCAGCTGCGCCACCAACCGCACCACCAGCACCAGCTCCACCGACACCACCGCCAGCTCCACCGCCACCGCCGGCTTGTACACCGCCTCCACCGCCACCGCCGCCACCACCAATAAAACCAAGTCCAGAATTATTGATTATAACAGTAGCATCTTTAACAGCTATAGCAACTCCACCATCTCCGCCAATCGATACGCTGGGGTTGAT